TAGATTTTGATACAGCATACTTTGTTCAAGTTAAATTTAGAGATAACAATGGATTGGAAAGTGCATATTCTGCTGCAGCAAACTTTAGCACACCTATTGTCGATCAACCAGACATTCAAACAATAACACCAGCATTTAATCCAGTGATTGATGTTAATGCTATTGCATTGAAGAGTGGTTATCAGCATAGTTCTAGTGACTGGCAGTTTGCTCCTAATGTGGAAACTCCTGTATCTAACCCACAGTTTACAACTATCCTACACCAATCACTTGGTAACTCAACTAACTTAGTATCTTACACACTACCTGGTAATGTAAATCTTGATGCAAATACTACATATCTAGTGAGAATTAGATTCAACGTTAACCCAATTTAAGACATGGCCATTGCTACTACAAGGCAGGGACTTATTGATTACGCATTGCGTCAGAATGGAGCTCCTGTTTTAGAAATTAATATTGAAGACGATCAGATATCAGATCTCGTAGATGATGCTGTTCAGTTTTATAATGAACGTCACATGGACGGTTATATTAGAACTCATCTTAAGGTGAAGTTCACTCAAGCCATGATTGATGACATGACTACTGATTCAACTACAGCAGTATCTGCTGCAACTTCATCAGCAATATCAGTTAATTGGGAAGAGCAAAATAATTATATTAAAGTTCCTGAACATGTCACTAGTGTTATAAAAGTATTTGATTTCGTATCTAAAAATGTTACAAACTTATTTGATGTTAGATATCAGTGGAGATTAAATGATCTTTGGGATTTAACTAATACAGAAATTCTTACTTACGAAATGGTTAACCGTAGGTTGGAAGACATATACTTCTTACTGGAAGGACAGAAGCAAACTAGATTCCAGATGAGAGGAGATAGAATTTACTTGGATCTTGACTTTAAGACCGATGTTAAAGAGAATGATTATCTAGTCATTGAATGTTATCGTGCAATAGATCCAACTAGTACCGCTGCTGTATATAATGATCTCTGGATGAAGAGGTATGTGTCTGCATTAATACAGAGACAATGGGGTGCTAACTTAATTAAGTTCCAAGGAGCACAGTTACCTGGTGGCATCACAATGAATGGTGAGTTTATATATCAAGAAGGTAAATCAAAGGTAGAGAAGTTAGAAGAAGAAATGATCCGTAGTTATGAAACACCACCACTTGACATGATTGGGTAATGGCAAGAACAACTTATTTCACACACGGCACTAGGACTGAACAGTTCCTACAGCAGGATCTTACGGAAGAATTTCTTAAGATGTTCGGGATGGATATTTTATATTGTCCTAGAGAGATAATGGAAACTGATGGTGTGTTTAATGAAGAGGTGATTGGTGAGTTTAATGATGCATATATTATAGAAGCATACATGGAGAACTATGATGGATTCCAAGGTGGTGGAGATCTATTAACTAAGTTTGGTGTTGCACAGACTGATGAGATAACTATGGTTATTTCTCAGCAAAGATTTTCAGATCTTATATCTCAGTTCCTTTTACTGGATAAAGATTATAAAGCACCAGAAAGACCACAAGAAGGAGATTTAATATACCTACCATTAACAAGTAATTACTTTGAGATAAAATTTGTAGAGCATGAAGAACCTTTCTATCAGATGGGTAAAGGTTACGTATATAAACTTAAGGCAGAATTATTCGAGTACAGCGATGAGCAAGGAGATCTATTCGAGGGTGATGAGGATCTCGTCGATTACGGTTATACTGTTAAGTACTACTACCTTCCTATAAGTGGAACAACTGCTACTGGAACTCCTGTTATCAGTAGCACTAACACCCTAGAGAATATTTACATTAGTGCTAATGGAAGTAAGTACAATGAGGCTCCTACAGTAACCATTTCTGGGGATGGTAATGGTGCAACAGCATCAGCATACTTATGCAATATTACACTTAGTGGTGGTACACCAATAACTCATGCTCAGATTCGAGGTACTGTTAAGGAAGGAGAGATTAGATCTGTTCAGATACTTGATGGTGGTTCTGGGTATGATCAAGATAGAGTAACTTTAGTAGTTGCTGATCCTGATAATCCAGGTAGAGCAGCAACACTTTCACCGACATTTACTAATGGTGTATTAACTGCTATCAATATAGTCAATGGTGGATCTGGATATAAGAGTGTTAAGGTGGTTGATATAACAAATGCTGGTACTGGATACACATCTGCTACTGTTGCATTCACTGCAGCACCTGCTGGTATAGCAGGTACATTCCAAGTTCCCGAAACAGTTACTGGTGGTACTACTGGAGCAACTGCTCAGATGGTTGAGTGGGAAGCTCAAGAAGGTTGGATCAAACTGAAGTCTCCAACTGCTTCTTTTGCAGTAGGAGAAATTATCATGGGTTCAACTTCTGGGGCAACAATTGTCCTAGATAGTAGAGACGAAATGGCAACTGCAGATACTAAATACTCTGAGGCTGTTACCTTTGAAACAGCTGCTGATGATATATTAGACTTCAGTGAAGGAAACCCATTTGGAATAGCAGGTAACTTATAACATGTTAGGTGCATACACATACAATAAAATTATTAGAAAGTGCGTCATAGGATTTGGTACACTATTCAATAATATAGAAGTCCGTAAGGAAAAGAGTGATGGTTCTGTTTATAGCAGAATGAAGGTACCTCTTGCTTATGGTCCTCGACAGAAATTTTTAGCAAGACTAGAGCAACAGGCAGATCTTAACCAGAAGGTTGCGATCACTGTTCCTCGTTTGTCATTTGAGATGACTGGTATCTCATATGATTCAAGTAGGAAACTTGCTCCTACAACTTTAACACTAAAGGCAAATACTGCAGATGCTGTAAAGAAACAGTTCACTCCTGTTCCTTACAATCTTGATTTTGAATTGAATATTATATCTAAGACTAATGATGAGGCATTGGAAATAACTGAACAGATTGTTCCAGTCTTCCAACCATCCTATCAGATGACTCTTAAGTTAGTTGAGGATATGGAGGAGTACAGAGATGTTCCCATCATATTGAATAGTATTAGTTATAGTGATGACTATGAAGGTAGCTTCGATGATAAGAAGATAACTTTAATCACTATGCAGTTTACTGTTAAGTCTTACATCTTCGGACCTGTTGGAACTCAAGGACCAATCAAGAAAGCAAAAGTCGATACTACATTGACTATGCCATCTGCAACTGCTACCAGACAGGTTGCTTATCAGGTTGTGCCAAAAGCACTTACAGACAAAGACAAAGATGGTACTACAGAACTTGCAGGTGCTATCACCGCAAGAAATCTTACTATTGAAGTTCAAGACTATACTAACATTCCTACTCAATCTTACATTGAGATTGGTAATGAAGTATTCTATGTCAAGAGTAAAACTTCACCAAACAAACTATCTGTACGTAGAGCACAGAATGGAACCACTGCTGCTGCCGCAGCTGCTGGTACTAAAGTAGATCTAATTGATGCTACTGATGATGCACTATTAACGAGTGATGATGACTTTGGATTTGGAGAAACTATAGCATATTATGAATGATGACACGACTGGTTTAGACCAAGCATTTGAGACTGTAGAAACAGTAGCAACTGAAGTTAGTACAACACCTGAAGGTGGTGGTACTAAAAGAAAAGATCAACTTAAAAAAGTTGATGGACAAGATCAAGTACAAGATGATTATGAGTATGCACGAGGAAACCTTTACCTATTGGTGGATAAGGGACAAGAGGCTGTCAACGGTGCTCTTGATTTGGCTATGTCTTCTGATCACCCTAGAGCATATGAAGTTGCTGGACAACTCATCAAGCATGTAGGTGATGTAGCAGACAAATTAATGACACTCCAGAAGGACAGAAAATCTGTCAAAGAAGAGAGTGCTAAGAAGGTAGTTACTAACAACTCTTTGTTTGTTGGTAGTACCGCAGATCTCCAGAAGATGCTAAAAAACGCATCTAAGGAAAACGATAAATAGTCACATGGCATACCAAAGAAACGACGAAAGCTGTGATCCCGTAGATCCACAACCAGGCAGTACAACTGTCAATTGGTTCAGTGGTAATGAAGGATGGGCTACCAAGACCTTCAAGAACTGGAACGCAGATTATCAAGCTCGTAATACTGACAATACCACTAGGACACCTGGTACATATCAGGCAAGGAATACTAATAACACTACTAGGACTCCTGCTGCGTATCAGCGTCATGATAAAGATAACAACGCTGTATCTGCATAATGGCAACACGCATTCCTACAATGTATGGAAGATACTATGTTCTCACCGTCGTATGGCGTGGTAGAGAATATGATATCACTGTGTTTAGAACTAAGTTGTCAAAACTTATGAGACCTCAAGCACAGAAGATAGCGAATAGTGTTTATCCTGGCAGTAGAGTTGTTAAGTATCATGAGTCAGATGCTACTGAGGGAACTGTCTTCATGACAACTGAAGATAAGAAACCTAAGAAGAAAAAGAAACAGAACGTAGAACTTGATGGTACAAACTATGATTCTGGAAGTTTACCACCAACGATGGGTGGTGCTTTAGGCGAAGACGTACCATAACAAAAAAGAGTTACATCACGGACCTATATAATGACAGATTCTCAACGAATTGGTGAATTGAAAAGCGAACTGACTGTCCTAGAGGCATTCGGGGATTCTACTAGAGCAAAATTGCTCAAGTCTATGCTAGAATATGAGCTACAAAAAGCGGAGGTCCAACGCCATGACAACTCAACCAGAAGATCGTCTTGAATTCATTTTTGAAGACGAGTACGAAGGCTCAATAGGGTACGACGTACAAGATCACAAGTATTCAGTTACGTTGAACCACCGACTGCATTGGTTTGATAGCAGAAAAGAAGCAGAGGAATACCTAGCTAAAGCATAAATGATTTGTGAAATATATGATGATAAATTTGATGCAAAATATCTGCATGAAATTTTTGCTGTTGTCCAAGGAAAGTTAAGATACAGGGCTTGCAACGTTGCAAACAAAGAGACCTGGCCATATGGGGGAACAGGTAGTCATAGACTATTTGGTTCCTCAATTTTTGCTAGGAGACATCCTAATGTAATTGATTACCTTGACAATGATAATGCTCCTACATTCTTTAGTATGTTTGAGTTTCTTTGTAGACTAAAAGGTGTCGATAGTAGAAACGTATACTTACAGAGGATAGATGTCAACCTCCAACACTCTGGATGTGATGGAACGTTGCACATAGATTCTAATGGACCTGATGATAAACTTAGTCAGACTATAATGGTCATGCCTAACCCTACTTGGAAACAAGAATGGGGCGGTAAGTTTCAAATATTTTCTGAGGATAAGTCAGAGATGCTAGAGGAACATGACTATGTTCCTGGAAGAATAATTGTCTTTCCAGCGCATTTACCGCACCGAGGATTGGGTCCAATGGAGACACATATGTATAGATACAGTATAGTGTTCGGTGTAATACTTTAATGCCAAGCAACTCATCAGACTATTACTTAGGTAATCCCAACCTCAAAAAGGTTGGTACTGAGATCCAATTTACACAGGAGCAGATAGAGGAATACCTCAAGTGTAAAGATGATCCTGTATATTTTACTAGGAAGTTCATAAAGATTATATCTCTTGATGAAGGTATAGTCCCATTTAAGATGTGGGATTTTCAAGAAGATCTGATTAAGAAGTTTCATAATAATAGATTCAATATAGCAAAGCTACCTCGACAGACTGGTAAGTCTACGACCTCTGTGTCTTACCTACTGCATTATGCTTTGTTTAATGATAATGTTAACATTGGTATTCTTGCAAACAAGTTGTCTACTGCTAGAGACTTGCTTGGTAGATTACAGTTAGCATACGAGCAATTGCCTTTGTGGATACAGCAAGGTATTTTGGTCTACAACAAAGGTTCAATGGAGTTGGAAAATGGATCAAAGATATTGGCAGCTTCTACATCTGCAAGTGCTGTCCGAGGCATGTCGTTCAATATCATTTTCCTCGACGAGTTCGCCTTTATCCCAAATCATATCGCAGAACAATTCTTTAGTTCTGTTTACCCTACTATTACTTCTGGTACAAAAACCAAAGTCATAATTATATCTACTCCCAATGGGATGAACCACTTCTATAAGTTGTGGGTTGATGCACAGAAAAATAGGAATGGATATGTTTGGTCAGAAGTTCATTGGTCTAAAGTTCCAGGGCGAGATGCTAAATGGAAAGAACAAACCATTGTAAATACATCGGTTAGACAGTTTACTCAAGAGTTTGAGTGTGAGTTCTTAGGATCAGTTGACACTTTAATTGCTCCTGCTAAACTGAGAACATTGGTTTACGATGACCCGTTAAAGAAGAATGCTGGATTAGATGTTTACGAGAATCCTATTAGCGATCATGACTATATCATATGTGTTGACGTATCTCGTGGTCTATCACAGGATTACTCTGCCTTTGTAGTTATTGATATAACTGAAGCTCCGTGGAAATTGGTAGCAAAGTATAGGAGTAATGAGATTAGACCTATGCTATTCCCTAATGTCATATACAACGTAGGTACGAATTATAATAACGCACATATATTAATAGAGGTTAATGACATTGGAGAAGCAGTTGCTTCAAGTCTATTCTATGATGTTGAATATGAAAATGTTCTCATGTGTGCTATGAGAGGTCGCGCAGGTCAGGTAGTAGGTCAGGGATTCTCAGGTACTAAGACACAGATGGGTGTCAAGATGAGTAAGACAGTTAAGGCACAGGGGTGCTCTAACTTAAAGCACTTAATAGAAGATGATAAGTTACTTGTTAAGGATTATAACATTGTTGCTGAACTGACTACATTCATTCAGAACAAACAATCCTTTGAAGCAGATGAGGGATATAATGATGACCTTGTGATGTGTTTGGTTATCTTTGCATGGTTAGTACAGCAAGAATACTTCAAGGAAATGACGGATCAGGACATCCGTAAGAGAATATATGATGAACAGAAGCATCAGATAGAACAAGACATGGCTCCGTTTGGTTTTATTGATGATGGATTGGAGGATGATAAGATTATTGATGAGCAAGGAAATATCTGGACCATCGATATGAATGAGAAAGATCCAGAGAATTGGAGAGTTGATGAGTATGGTGATAAGTCTTTTATGTGGGAGTATCGCTGAAGAAGTACCTTTTGATAAATAATTTTAGGAAAAAATGATTATTTCATCAGGAGTAAACGCATGGCTAGCACGCTTCTATCGCCAGGGGTAGAGATTCAGGAAAGAGATCTCACACTTGGATCGATTGAGACGGTTGAAGTTAACGTAGGCGCAATCGCAGGTCCGTTCGCAAAAGGACCAGTATTAAAACCAATACGTATCACTACCGAATCTCAACTACTCGACACATTTGGGGAACCATCTGATGCAAACGCTGAGACTTGGTGGACGGCCGCTAGTTTCTTATCTTATGGTGGTGTACTAGATGTTGTGAGAGCAGCGACTAGTGGACAACTAACTGCATCTGATGACAGTGTAACCTCACCTTATACTCTTTCCATTACAACTAAGGACATATACGAGGCAACATATTTCGATGCAACAGCGAACCCATTCAAGTTCGCAGCAAGAGATGTAGGCACAGACGGTAATGCAATAAGAGTTGGAATTATCGACAAAGGTGCAGACACAATCCTGACACTTGACGGAGTTCTAGCCACAACAACCGTCGGTACTCTGGTAGCAAATACAGCAGGTACTAAGTCTGGTAGAATTTATGCGTATGATTCAGGAGCAAACAAAGTTTCCTTAATCTCTTCTGATACTTGGACAACTAGTGATATCGTTGAGAACGGTGTATCCGACCTTAACGTTACTGCTATTGTAGATTGGTACGATCAGCAAGAAGTTTTCACAGGACTTAAGTGGTCTGCTATTGGTCCTCGCCCAGGCACATCACCTTATGTTGCTGCTCGTGGTGGTACTGCTGACGAGATTCATATAGCAGTATGGGATGCAACTGGTACAATTGCTGGTTCACCAAATGTATTGCTTGAGAAATTCGCTTATGCATCTAAAGCAAACAACGCTAAAACATCACAAGGTGCAGGTAACTATTACCCACAAGTGATCTCTGACACATCAGCATATATTTACTGGGGTTCCCACGAAACTGATGTTTATGATGTCAGTGCAAACCAGACTGCTAGTGGTGGTAACATTGCTGGTACTAATAACGCTGGTTCAGATAGCACAACAGACTTTGACCTTTTCACTGCTCCTACATCTTACACCTTCGCAAAAGGTGCTGAGAGTTTAGGTGCAACTTCTGGAGAAGTTATAAGTGCTCTTCAAGAATTCTCTGATCCTGAAACATTGCAGATAGATTATCTGCTCGCAGGACCAGGAGATACTGCAAGTAAGACAAACACACAAGCTGTTGCTGCTTCAGTATTAACAATAGCATCGTCACGTAAGGACTGCGTTGCTTTTGTTTCACCTTATAGAGGTGACGTTGTTGGAGTTACAAGCTCTGCAACACAAACAGAAAATGTAGTTAACTTCTACACAAACCTTCAAGCAACATCATTCGGTGTGTTTGATAACACTTGGAAGTATGTCTACGACAGATTTGCTGATAAGTATCGCTACGTACCTTGCAACGGAGATGTTGCTGGTCTTTGCGCTGCTACAACTGCAAACGGATTACCATGGTTCTCACCTGCTGGTTTGAATCGCGGTGCAATTAAAGGTGCTGTTAAACTAGCATATTCACCAACAAAATCCGAAAGAGATACATTATACCAGAAGCGTATTAACCCAATCACCAGTCTACCTGGTCAGGGCATAGTACTCTTTGGAGATAAAACTGCTCTCGCTTCACCATCTGCTTTTGATCGCATAAACGTTCGCCGTCTCTTCAACGTAATTGAGAAGACTATCGGTAACGCAGCGAAGGGGGTTCTCTTTGAACTTAATGACGAGTTTACTCGTAACAACTTCAAGAATGTTGTTGAACCATACCTTAGAGGCATTCAAGCCGAAAGAGGTATCACTGACTTCTTGGTAGTTTGCGACGAGACCAATAACACGGGTGCCGTCATCGACAGTAACGAGTTCAAGGCTGATTTCTACATCAAGCCAGCACGCTCGATTAACTTCATCACACTAACCTTCGTCGCTACCCGTACTGGTGTTAGCTTTGAAGAAGTAGTACCTCGCAGATAACTTTAAAGGAGCAAAGTAAATGAAAAGCCCATTAGGTCTTTTAGAATTCCAGGAAGCCATTAGGGGCGGTGTACGCCCTAACCTGTTCTCAGTTAGTCACCCTTGGCCAACTGATGGCACAGCATCAGGCAAATTAATCGCACCAGTTGTATCTGGAGCAAACATGAATGCAGATAGATCAGTTACATACTTATGTAAGTCTGCTGCATTACCTGCAACTAATGTAGGAACAGTCGAACTACCTTTCCGTGGTCGTGTTGTTAAAGTCCCAGGTGATAGAACATTCGAGACTTGGACAGCAACATTCTATATGGATGACACCTTCGCACTACGTGGTGCATATGAAAGGTGGATTCAGTTGACCAACGGAGTTGATACTAACACTGCAGTGGCCGATATCAAGGACACATTCAAGGACGTTACCATTTCTCAATTAGATAAATTTGGTGGTCCTGCTGCAGCTGGTGGTGGATCAGGTGGAGACTACAACATCATTCGTCAGTATAGATTGGTCGCAGCATTCCCAGTATCTGTTTCTCAGGTATCTGTTGCTTATGACAACAATGATTCTTACGAAGAGTTTGATGTTGAGTTCGCTTATCAGTACCACGAGTCAACTGGTCTAGTGAACTCCGTTTCAAAGGATTCTGACAACTCCTAAATAGTAGGTAAGCAGAAACCCAAAATATTATGGCAGAGTTATTCGGTTTCTCGTTTAAGAAGAAGCAGGAAAAGGAGCGTGCTCCGTCTCCTATCCAGCCTTCTAGCGAGGACGGCGCAACTAGTTATATCGCTGGAGGTTACTATGGTCAGTATCTTGACCTAGACGGTAACTTCAAGACCGAATTCGATATGGTGAAAAAGTATCGTGAGATGGCGATGCATCCAGAAGTGGATTCCGCCATTGAAGATATAATACATGAAGCAATAGTAGCAGACCAGAACGATAGTCCAGTACACGTTAACCTCGATAACCTTGAGGTTAGTGATAGTGTTAAGTCTATGATTCGTGATGAGTTTGAGTATTGCAAGAATATGTTTGGATTTGATTCCAAAGCCCATGAGATGTTCCGTAGATGGTATATCGATGGGCGTTTATATTATCATAAAGTAATCGATCTTGATAGACCACAAGAAGGTATTAAGGAAGTCAGATATATTGATCCTCATAAGATTAAGAAAGTAAGACAGATTAATAAACCTAAAACCGCAGATGAATTTATGAAGTATGACTTCGGTACTTCCGAAGAGTATTTCATATACAATCCTAAAGGGTTGAATAATACATCTGCTAATAGCGGAATTAAGATTGCGAAAGATGCGATAACCTATGTTACCTCTGGTATCATGGATACGAATAGAAATATCGTATTATCTTATTTGCATAAAGGTATCAAAGTACTCAATCAACTTAGAATGATTGAAGATTCTTTGGTCATCTATCGTATATCTCGCGCACCAGAACGCAGGATCTTCTATATTGACGTAGGTAATCTTCCTAAAGTTAAGGCAGAACAATACTTACGTGAAGTTATGGGAAGGTATCGTAACAAATTAGTTTACGATGCTAACACTGGTGAGATCAGAGATGATAGAAAATACATGTCTATGATGGAAGATTTCTGGCTTCCACGTAGAGAAGGTGGTAGAGGAACGGAAATAACCACACTTCCAGGGGGTCAAAACCTTGGAGAGCTTACAGACGTGCAATATTTCCAAACAAAACTTTACAAAGCGTTAAATGTTCCTGCTGGTAGATTAGATTCTGCTACTTCATTTAACCTTGGAAGGTCATCTGAAATCACCAGAGATGAACTGAAGTTTACTAAGTTTGTTGGTAAGCTCCGCAAAAAGTTCAGTGATATCTTTAATGATGTACTTAAAACTCAACTAATCCTTAAGAGTGTAATCACTCCTGAAGATTGGGAAGACATGAAGGAGCACATCCAGTATGACTATCTCTATGATAATCATTTCACGGAACTTAAGAACCTTGAGATGATGACAGAGAAATTAAATGTCATTGGATTGATGGATCCTTATGTTGGTAAGTACTTCTCAGTAGACTTTATCCGTCAGGAGATTCTAGGTCAGACTGAGAAACAGGTTGAGGAAATGGATCAGCAGATGGCTGATGATATAGTAAGCGGAAGAGCAATGGATCCCCTTGCTTTAGTCGCCGCTGACACCCAACAATTAGAGACAGATCAAGAGAATCAGGAACTTGATCAAGAGATGAAGAAGGCTCAAATCAAGCAAACAAAGCAAAAACCCGCGCCTCAAAAAGCAAACGGTAATAAATAAACTTTAGACAACGTTACATTATGGCTACACAAGAACGAGAAATCGTTGATTTACTTTGGGATGGTGGACAGGCAGATGCCTTAGACAAGCTCAAAGATATGTTGCAAGTGAAAGCGGCAGCTGCCGTGGACGCTAGTAAGTTGGATGTTGCAAACAAAATGTTTCCGCACGTTCCCGATGATGGGAATGTAAATGCTAGAGAGACTGGTCTTCCCCCAGAAGGCGAGGCTTCTTCAGACGAAACAGCGGAAGTGATCAACAGAAATCCAGATGAAACTGAAGTAACTGACACACAGGAAACCGATGATGAAACTGATAACTGAACAGATAGAGCCAGTTGAAATGCTCGTCGAAGAAACCGACGGCAAAAAAGACACCTTCATAAGGGGCGTATTTCTTCAGACTGAAATCACGAATCGCAATGGTCGTATGTACAAGTACGATACAATGGCTCGTGAGGTTAACAAGTACAACGAAGAGTTCATCCAACGCGGAAGAGCACTCGGTGAACTTGGTCATCCAGAAGGTCCAACCATAAACTTGGATCGTGTGTCGCACAAGATAGTTGAACTGCAACCAGAAGGTAAAAACTTCATTGGTAAGGCAAAGCTACTTGAAACCCCTATGGGCAAGATCGCTAAGAACTTACTTGAGGAAGGGGTACAACTCGGTGTTTCTTCACGTGGTTTAGGCTCTCTTAGAAAAGAGGGTACTACATCTGTTGTCGCCGATGACTTCATTCTTTCTACTGCTGCTGATATAGTGGCAGACCCTTCAGCTCCCGATGCTTTTGTGGAAGGAATCTACGAAGGAAAAGAATGGGCTCTTGTTGATGGCAAGATTAAAGAAGCACAAATCGAGGCTGTCAAGCAATCGCTTGATAACGCTCCCTCATATGAGGAACTCGCTGAGAGAAAGATCCGCGCTTTTGATCACTTTCTCAGAAGTTTGTGATTTATAAATAAATTATAGATTAAAAAGCAGTCTAATTATCCCGCAAGGAGTACTTAAATGTCTAGTATTGATGAAAAATTTCAGAAGGTGATCGCAGAAAACACTGCTGCTCCTACTGAGACCGTCGAGGAAGATGCCGCAGTTGGCGATGCAGCCATCAAGAAAGGCGCAGTACCTCAACAAAAATCCGACCTAAAGAATAGTGCAATAGAAGTCGGTGGAAGCACTAAAGAAAAGCCCGAAGGACCAGATAACGTTGGTGCTAAGGCAGCTGCTCCCGTAGGAGCAACTAAAGATTCTACAATTCAAACAAAGCCAAGTGGTTCTTCACCTAGTCTTCCAGGTGGACTTTCTGCTAAGATCTTTGATGATGTAGAAAAAGAAGGAGAAACAATCTCCGAAACAGAAGTCAAAGAGGACATCACCGCGATTCTAGCAGGTGCTGACCTTGACGAAGAATTCCAAAAGAAAGCATCAACCGTTTTTGAAGCTGCTGTACATAGCAAGGTACAAGAACAGGTTGCTGGTTTGAAGGAAACTGCAGAGACCAGAATAGCAGAAGAACTCGAAAAAATTCGAGAAGAGTTTGCGGGTCGTGTAGAAAACTTCCTTTCCTATGCTTGCGAAGAGTGGATGCAGGAGAACGAACTGGCCGTTGAGTCAGGTCTCCGCGCAGAAGTCACCGAAGCATTCATGGGTGGATTAAAGAAATTGTTCGTTGAAAGCAACATCAATCTTCCAGATGAGAAGCTTGATGCAGTTGCTTCAATGAGCGAGAAACTAGATGAAATGGAGACCCGACTCAACGAACAAGTTGATAAGAACGTCGGACTGCATGAGAAGGTAGCAACCTATCGTAAGAATGAGATTTTGACAGAACTATCCAGAGGACTTGCAGAAGTTCAGAAGGATAAGTTTACCTCTCTAGCTGAAGCAGTCGAGTTCAAAACTGAAGAGTCGTATCGTGAAAAGCTTGGACAAATCAAGGAAAGTTATTTCGGTGCTGCAAAGCCTGAAGTAGCAGAAGAAATTTCCTCTGAAGAGCCACAAGCAAAAGTTGAATCTATTAGTGAGAGTATGACATCTTATGTCGCTCAACTCGCTAAACGGATCTAACTGGCATACACACACTTAAAAAGTAATACAGGAGTATTCTAAGCATGTTTAATGCAGAACAACTCCAAGAGAAGTGGGCACCAGTACTTAACCATGATGGTCTTCCTGAAATCAAGGACAACTATCGTAAGTCGGTTACCGCAATCCTCTTGGAGAACCAAGAGAAGGCACTAAAAGAAGAACGTGCCGTTCTTACAGAAGCACCAACTAACGTTGGTCCAATCAACACTCAGACAACAGGCGCAGGTGCCGTATATGGTTTCGACCCTATACTCATCAGCTTGATCCGTCGTGCAATGCCTAAGCTAATTGCTTATGACATCGCTGGCGTTCAGCCAATGTCTGGTCCTACTGGACTCATCTTTGCGATGCGTTCTCGTTACACCAATCAAACTGGTGGAGAAGCATTCTTCAATGAGCCAGATGCACAGTTCTCTGGTACTAAGGGTGGAACACCTCCTACAGCTACCACTGAGAAGAACCCAGGTCTTATTAACGACGCAACTGGTGGCGGTACAACTGCTACTAACTATGACTCTGCTTCTAGCAAGTTTGGTACAAGCGATCTAGAATCTCTTGGAGATTCAGGTGGTAATGCGTTCATGGAAATGGCATTCAGCATCGACCGTATTGCGGTTGAAGCTAAAGGTCGTGCCCTAAGAGCTGACTACTCAGTTGAACTAGCACAAGACTTGAAAGCAATCCACGGATTAGATGCCGAGTCTGAACTAGCAAACATTCTCTCAACAGAGATCCTCGCTGAAATCAACCGTGAGGTTGTACGTACTGTTTACCGTGGTGCTAAGCCAGGTGCTCAGGCAAACGTTGCCAACGCAGGTGTCTTTGACCTTGACGTTGACTCCAACGGAAGATGGTCAGTTGAGAAATTCAAAGGTCTTCTATTCCAGATAGAAAGAGATGCCAACGCAATCGCACAGGAAACTCGTCGCGGGAAGGGCAATGTTATCATCACATCTGCTGATGTAGCATCTGCACTTGCTATGAGTGGCGTTCTTGACTACGATTCTGGTATTAAGGGTGCTGTTGGTGGAATCGGCGAAGTCGATGACACAGGCAACACATTCGTTGGTACACTCAACGGACGCTTCAAGGTCTATATCGACCCTTACTCAGCAAACGTAAGTTCTGATCAGTACTACGTTGTTGGTTATAAAGGATCCAACGCATATGACGCTGGTTTATTCTACTGTCCTTATGTACCTCTCCAGATGTACAGAGCGATAGGTCAGGATACATTCCAACCACGTATCGGGTTTAAGACTCGTTACGGAATGGTTCTTAACCCATTTGCTAAGGGACTAACTGCACTTTCAGATTCCGATCCACAAGCTGCAGGTAACCTCAACGCTAACGCCTACTACAGACGTGTAAGAGTTGCAAACCTAATGTGATCCAACTGGATATACATTCTTTCAAAGAGACCCTACGGGGTCTCTTTTTTTGTCTAGGTATAAACTCGTAGGCATTAATTTTGGCTAAAATGTATCGGTAAATACGGTCCTTATATGCATACATAGTAGTAGAATTAGGATAAACAAGATGAACCCAAACTTCTTTGTTATTATTTGTTCAACCTAAATGGAGGTGCATCATGCACAACATAGTCTCACAGAATCAACTAGGCAGTTGGAATCGTATCGATAGTAGTATGAGAACTTTAAGCGAACATGACGCTGATATAAATCCGATCGACGATTATTTTGAGTGTCTCATTGAGTGTGAAGACTTACCCGCTTCATGCAAACGCATATGTAAAACCGTATTGGAATAGAACTATGCACTGAAAACTTAATAGTTTGAGAGGGTCTAAATAATATGACCCTCTTTTTTTATGCATGGATGCTATCACGGGTTTTCTTCATGAGTATTTGAGTACCTTTGATGCTAATGAGATAACGAAGATTAAAGATTGGGATTACAATTACTTTGGTGTACCTGACTTCCATCGAAAGGTCATGTACAAAGAAGGACAGTTCCAATGTGAGTTATTGAACTGGCCACCTCATGCAATAATTCCAGAGCATGTCCATCCAGACATAGACAGTTACGAAGTTTATATACGTGGTAAGATTGGATTCAGTCATGATGGATATTGGATAGATAACCACCCAGAGGTAAAAGAGATATGTAAGTTTGTCCATGACTACTTTACCCTACGTGTATACCATGATGATATACATGGAGCATTCATGGGAGATGATCGTTCAATGTTTATGTCAGTGCAACACTGGCAGAACGGTGTTAAACCTAGCACTGTTGGTGAGAACTACATAGGAGCTGTTGATGGTGTACTGGGTGATGGATATAATATTGATGATGTAGAAGGACAGAGCTCTAGAGGTAAGAACAAATCTTTATCTTTCCTTGATGCAGCACATAAAGAAACAGAGATGCCAGACTTTAGTGACATGAGATTCCAGATCTTTGACAAGATACGTGATCCTGAAAAATTTTGGCTAGGATAAATAATACGGAGACCTGCGTGAACTAATGGCTAACCAAGGAGTATTCTCACCAACCAATCAAAACTTTTTATCTCCTGTAGGTTTTAAGTTCCTTTTGAGTAGAACGCCCAATGTAGATTTTTTCTGCCAGTCGGCTTCTATTCCTGACATCAGCATTGGTGTAAGAGATATAACAACACCAGTAAAGGACTATCAAGTTCCTGGTGATAAGATGACTTTCGGTGATCTTAATTTAAAATTTCTAGTTAATGAAACTCTTGACAACTACTATGAAGTCTATAAGTGGTTGAGGGGGCTTAGTAGTCCTAAGACTCCAATCGAGATGTATCAGTACCTAGATAAGGAAGTAGATGAGAAGGGTAGACCTGATAGATTTGATAAGACAATGAGCGATGCTCGTCTTCTGATTCTAAACAGCAACTATAACGCAACGTCTATCATTAACTTCTACAATATATTTCCAACTAGTTTAACTACATTGGAATTCGATGCATCTGCTACGGACATCAATTACTTCACAGCAGACGTTAACTTCAAGTATACACTGTACGAGATCACAGATAGTAAAGGGATTAAAGTATGAATCTAGACACCTTGAATGACATGTGGGAGAAAGACTCACAACTAAATGATGAAAAATTAGATCATGACAGTTTAGAGATCCCCAGATTACATGCTAAATATTTAAGACTTTACAACACATTCACCACCCTTCGG